TTTTCAATATATAAACAATGACACTAGAACTTAAGAAATTTAGTATGAGTCACATCACATTCAAAAAAGACGAAAATAAAGGTCCCGTCGTTGTCTTAATTGGTAGAAGAGATACGGGAAAGAGTTTCTTGGTTCGTGATTTATTATTCCATCATCGAGATATTCCGTTGGGCACTGTTATTTCGGGTACAGAAGCCGGCAACGGTTTTTATAGCGATCACGTTCCCAAACTGTTTATTCACGATGAATATAGTTCCTCTATTATTGCCAATATTTTGAAAAGACAAAAGGTTGTATTGAAACAAGTAAACAAACAACTTGCCACGTACAAAAAGTGTAATATTGATCCGAGAGCGTTTGTTATTTTGGATGACTGTCTATATGATAATTCGTGGTCAAAAGACAAATTAATGCGTTTACTATTCATGAATGGAAGACATTGGAAGATTATGCTTATCATTACTATGCAATATCCGTTGGGTATCCCACCAACATTGAGAACCAATATTGACTATGTCTTTATTTTGCGCGAACCATACATTGCCAATCGTAAGCGTATCTACGAAAACTTCGCGGGTATGTTCCCGACATTCGAGTCTTTTTGTCAAGTAATGGACCAATGTACTGAAAATTATGAGTGTTTAGTGATTAATAATAATGCGAAATCAAACAAATTGCAAGATCAAATCTTTTGGTACAAAGCGCAAGCACAAAAAGATTTCAGATTAGGATCAAAAGAATTTTGGGAATTGTCTAAAAATATTGGTTCGGACGACGAAGAAGAAACATACGACCCTCAGTCTTACGTGAAGCGCAGTAGTGGTCCACGAATTAACGTGAAAAAAAATAAATGGTGACACGTTTCGTCACCGAGCAAGATTCTTCACACGGTAGTCATAACAAATAGGTAATCAAAGCTCTCACATCGTTTCCTCTTTTAATAGCAAAATCATTTAAAGTCAAGTCGCGTATTACTATACAATGAATATCGTAAATCTCATCGAAACCAACCCAATCACCAAGTTCTCTGGCAATTACCAATCGCGATTGGTAGGGAAACTGAGGTATTCCTTCACTGAAACGCAACAACAGGTATTCCTCGCCAACTTTTACTGTTACTTGAACTGTTGTAATACAGATTTTGTGGTTGACCTAGACGATGTATGGAAGTGGATGGGATTTCATGATAAAGCAAAGGCAAGAAGGCTTCTTGACAAACAGTTTATTGTTGAGAAGGATTACATTAAAACCGCTTGCCCTGCAGGGCAAGCGGTTTCGTCCAACGGCGGACAGAATCGACAGGTATTCAAAATGACCGTCCCCGCCTTCAAACGATTCTGTCTCAAAGCGGGAACATCCAAGGCAGACGAAATCCACGAATACTACATCAAGTTGGAGGAGGTCATCCAGGAAACCATCTGCGAAGAGAGCATGGAACTCCAGAACCAACTCAAACTAGCGCAAGAAACTGCCGAACAAGAGAAGCAGAAAAAACGCCAAGCCGTGGAAAAAGCAATCATCGACCAATTCCCCAAGAATACCGAGTGCGTCTACTTCGGCACGATCGACAACACGGAGGGCGGCGAGACCCTCCTCAAATTCGGACAAACGAACGATTTGCGGTCGCGCGTTTATAACCACCACAGCAAGTTCGCGAATTTCGTTTTGGTGAACGCATTCAAGGTCCAGAACAAGGTCGAGATCGAGAACCTGATCAAGCAGCACCCCAAGGTGAAGAAACAGTTGCGCCAGATTAAAGTTGATGGGAGTACGTACAAGGAGATCATTGCGTACAATGCGACCTTCACGTCAGATAAACTGGCGTATTACATAAAATCGGTGATTGAGAGCAAGCGGTACAGTGTAGACAATTACAACAAATTGTTGAAACGGAACGATATGTTGGAGGAGGACTTGGCGGCACTTAATGTTGCAAACATGGAATACCAGGCGACGAACGGGGTGTTGGTATGCGAGATAGCAGAGCTGAAACGCAAGGTCGGTGAGCAGGAGATCCAAATCAACAAACTGATGGCGGATTGCGATTACCAGCAACAGCAGCCGGTGAGCGAAGAGACGAAACGTTTTGACGAATTCATCAGTGCGTGTTGTATCGTCCGTCCTGATGTAGAGGAGTCGAGCGGTATGATGGAGGGTCAGTTTCGCATATGGAACGGAGTCAAACCAACGAAACAAATCTTCCACCAGTTCAAACAATATTTGGATACGCGTTTCCGTCCTAAACGGTTAGAACAGCAAGATAAGAATCAGGTGGTCTACGGGTACGCAGGGGTGAAATTACAAGTAGTCGAGTACAAACGGAGTCGGGGGGTGCAGTGCGACGCGGAGACCTTCGTATTCGGAGTATGCCGGTTCACGCCACAGGGCAAGGTATTGAATTCCGAGTTATTGGCGAATTACAAGCGATGGAAGAAGAAACTGGGGAAAGATGTGTCGGGCGATAAAAAAGAGATGGATGAGCTGAAGGAGTATTTGAACGCGTCTCCGTATGCCCAAAAGGCAACCGTTTGGAAGAATGGTGCGACGAACGAAGGGTATTATGGATTGTCACTCCGCGAGGAGGACGTGTACCAACATAAATTAACATCAAGTACCGGAAAACGGGTGAATAAAGTGTGTTTGAAAACCAACCAATGTTTGAATATGTGGGAAACGATTGTCAAGGCGGCGTCTTCAGAGAATATGTCTGCGGCGAAGATGAGTAGAAGCATTAAAAATAAGACGGTTTTCAACGACGATTATTTCTTTTCCTTTTGATATCATGCTTCAAACCGGGTTCTAAAGTGTTCTAAGCCTTATATTTGAAAACATCAACTGTATGCTTGGATGAACCGACCTCCCACGGTTTAACTTGTTCAATGTGATTAGAATGTTGGCAGTAATATAATACTTTTCTACTTTTAATATTGAGTTTCCTCTTTAGATAATTCACCGACAACTTTTTGGCATTGTGTTCCTTCAAATATTCACGTACAATATTGTTATCTAATTCAACGATTTTATTTTCTCGGTTTGACTTTTTGCCACGTTTTACTTTCATAGTTTTAGTTATTTATAATAATTTTCTCTTTATTTAATATTTAAAACATATTTAGTTATATTAAATAAAGATCATGGCGCCAAAAAAAGACAAAAACGGGTTGATTATATTCAAAGATTATCCGGAGTTCACTCCAAATCTGACACCACAAGAAATATTTCAAACGGGGAGTTTTGGCGGGACTTATTGGCGACCAATTTACTCAACTATATTGAAGAAAAAAATCAATAACCAGCATAAAAAATATCCAAAGAGTTGGTGGAAAAATCTTCCAGAACATTGGTTAACTTCTGGATGGGACGATTACGACAAAACAATAAATAAATATAATGTGAAAGTCGGTACAACATTAGAATATTGGGAAGAAAAAAAATGGATCAATGAAACGCACCCATATGGGTGGACGCAATGGTATTGTGATTTTTATTCTGGAAAACGGAGCGATGACGATGAACGACAAATCAAACGGTGGATGAATACCGCGGGACCTAAAAGTAGATTCCGTAGAAATTTAATCAATCAGATTCATAAAAAAAAGACAAAATACGATGACTATGAAGTAAGTCCTAAAATTAGACAAACATTACAACATTGGGGATATGAACTTCAGAAGAGAGATGTTTAATAAAACCCCTTCAAATCTGAAAATTTAATGGTATTATCTATTATTGGCTCCATTTCATTTACTTTTTTCTTATTGACATATAAAAGCTCCTCCATCTCTTTCAACTTGCTCAAAATCTCACGTTTAAACAAATTGAACTTTTGTCTATTATCAGGACATTTAACATTTTTTTTAAAGTTATGTGCGAGATTTTTGAAACATTTCTCTTTTCTCTTTTCTTGTTCAAACAATTTGGATGCGAAATATTTTCTCATTTGTTTTTGAATCACAATAGCCATATTATTTTCATTTTCTGTAGATTTTTTGGAAATAATATACCACCTCCAGTGTCGTTG